CGTATTTTTGAAAGCAACCGTGGCCTGCAACCGCAACGGCGCGAGTTCCATGACACTCAGATTGACCCACGATCTGCCCCCGACGCCACCACTGCAGTAGATAAAGAAGGTGTTGTGGAGTTACTTAGCACTCCAAATACTGACCTAGATTCGTCGGGCAGAGCTGCCAAGCTGTATTTCCAGCGTTTCCGCAGGCCTGTAGACGCCATCGCCGAAATCGGTGCAACTGCAGTGGTCGGCCCTACGCAGACTATTAAGAAAGACTACACGCCCAAAGAGTTCGCTTTCTACAAGGGTATGACACAGCCTTCGGCAATGAACGCACGTCGCTGGGTACATGCCAATATGTCTGACGGTGCCATCCAAGAGATGATCCGTGCACGTCGTGTAGCTAACCGTGATACGTCTAAGTATAATCCGTCCGATGCCTATATCGGCGTGGTTAAGGCCGCTAAGTCTATTCAGCAGAAAGAAGACAACGCGCTCAAGAACCAGCTGAACCGATATCTTGCGTCTCCAGAAGTAAATTACAAAGCTCCTGCGGAGCCAGATCAGACTTTGAGAGAACAAGCTACTGGTCAGATGGTTGGCGAACGGCAGACTGGGCCAATCACTAGCACATTTAGACCCGTAAAAGGGCAGACGGCTTTTGACTCTTACATGACCCGCATGGGCTTTAAGAAACGTAAGTTGCCTAACAAAGACGAGTTTGTTTACTTTGACCCGGAGAACGACAACAGAGTTCTACCAGCGGAAGAAGTACAAGAGTACTATGACGGGCTTACATATACGCAGAACGAGCTAGGCTTTTTGCTTGTTGACTCCGTGCATGGTCTGGACATGGCACTGCTCCCAAGCGTACGTAATGCCGTACAGCGTGGTGATCTGCAGTTCACCTTGAACGCTATCGCCGCCACAAACCAAGCAAGTCGAGTCCGTCAGATCGCCGCCAAGTTGGCTGAAGTTGTTGGCACTACAAAGGTGCAGGTGGTCGATGATCTGTCTCAAACCGTGGGGCGCAAAGCTGCTGGCCTGTTTGACCCCGAAACTAATACGATATCCATCGACGCTACTACCGGCATGAACGTGCATACTATTCTGCATGAGATGACCCACGCAGCTACCTCGGCGTCTTTGGCAAAACGCGGTACGCCAGAAACCAACCAGCTAAAAACACTGTTTAACGCAGTAAAAGAGCAGTTGGGTGAAGTGTATGGCACAGCCGATATCGACGAGTTCGTCGCCGAAGCGTTCAGCAACCCTGAGTTTCAGAGTGCGTTAGCCCTTACCCGGGTAGATGGCGGCAAGATGTCAGGCTGGGAGAAGTTTACAGGTGCGGTACGACGTATCGTACGTAAGCTGCTAGGTCTTACACCTAAAGCTCCTGACACTCCGTTAGATCAACTTGACCGTATTGTTAACGGCATACTTACCCCGTCTCCAGCTACACGGGCAGCTCCTTCGATGTTGTTGGCTACGTCAACCCCAGAGGGTAGCATGGGTGTCGCTAACGCTGCGATTGAGGCTGTGCCGCCAAGCAAGCGCGCCGAGTACGTAGAGATGGCAAGTGATGTCGTTTACAACACTGGTGAACCTGCACTACGTGGCGTGAAAAACGTCATCCTCGGTTCCCTCGATTCCCGCATCCTTGCCGATGTTGCGAAGAAGAAAATACCGTTTGCGCCTGAGTTGAACATCCTGATCCGTAAGATGAGCGGCGCTATGCGCAGCCGCTCTGACAAGCTAGACGCTATGGTCGGTAACTACGCAGCATGGGCTCGTAAGAATAAAGCCGCTGCCAAAACCCTGAATAACATCATTCCGAAGTCTACCGCCCTACGTGTAGACCCGTCGTTACCGCGCAGCTTCTACAGCTCCTATAAGACAGCGTACAATGACCTCACCACCAAGAAGTCTGTTGTGAAAGAGTTTAAGTCCGAGAAGGCGCGCCTCGCTTGGGTAAAGAATTTCAACGAAAACCAAGACCCCGCCAAGACCACCAAGGCGAAGAACATGAAAGACCCCGATCCGCAGGATTTGGTGGCCTACGATGCACTGCGCAAACAGTACGACGCTATGGGTAAAGAGGGGCAGGCGTTCTACCGCCAGATGCGTAACTTCTTCCAAGATACGTACGATGAAATCCTTCCCGCCCTACGTGCTCGCCTAGAAGCTACTATCGGCGATGCGCAGATACGGGCCTCGGCGTTCGAAAAGCTGCAGGATATCCTGATGAAAGAAAGCGGCATCATCAAGCCGTACTTCCCGTTGATGCGTAAGGGTAAGCATCGCCTGCAGTACACTTTCATCGACGAAAACGGCCAGCCAGATATATCTGTCGAGTACTATCAAAACCGCAGAGCTTTGGACCGTGCCTTCAAAATAGCTGAAAGCAAGAGCGCCGCAGGGACTAAACCTGAGTACACTCGTGCTGACCAGCCGATGAATTACAACTCTGTGCCAAGCTCTTCGTTTGTGTACGACATCCTGAAAACTATGGAGGCGTCTAAGGACAGCTTCAAAGACCCTGCGCAATACGATGCAGCGGTACAGAGTGTTGTAGACCTCGCGTTGGACGCAATGCCGGAGCGTTCTTTCATGCAGGGGTTCCGCAGACGTAAAGATGTACGTGGTTACATTGGCGACACGACACCCACTAAGATAGGTGACACTGAGTTCGATGCCCTATCTATGATGAAAGAGAAAGGCCGCGACCTAAACCGCCAGATCGTGCAAATACAAGCGTCAGCTGACATCGAAAAGTTCCGCAACAAGCTCAAAGAGGGTAACTACCTGCAGAACCCTGAGACTGCGGACATTGCACGGAAGCTGGACCAGATCGCTGCGTTCGCTCAGAAACCTAACGTGCCTCGCTGGTCGCAAGCCCTCAACGGTGTTGGCTTCAACATGACGATGGGTCTCAACTTCTCGTCAGCGGCTATTACCTTCTTTGACGTCGCTATGAGCGCCATGCCGATCATTTCGGCGGAGTATGGTGTCAGCAACACCGCGTCTGCGTACGGCGCAGCTACTAATCTGCTTGTAAATGCTCCTAAAACACGGGGTATTATGGTGACTGGTCCCGATGGACAGCCTGTAGAACAAGAAGTTAAGATGGGCATCCAAGGCAAGTCGATGTTCAACTACACCTTTGACCAGTTGCCCGAAGCAGAAAAGGCAATCCGCACGGACATCCTGATCGAGACCGCTTCTGACCAAGGCCAAGCCAACCAGTCCATGACACAAGAGAGTCTTGAGATTGGTCGCGATGCTCCTCTGGAGGGCGTCAACAAATGGACCAGTGGCATGTTCCATCACTCAGAGCGTTTTAACAGAGAAACAACTCTCCGTGCAGCCTACGGACTAGAGGTGCAGAAGCTACAAGCTGAAGGTAAACAGCTAACCGAGCAGGATTACAAAGACGCTGCGCAGAAAGCTATCGAGACAACTGAGTTTACTCTTGGCTCAACCGCTGCAGCTGGCCGTCCTGTGTGGGCGCAAAGCGGTGTCGGTAACGTGCTGTTCCTCTTTAAGCGGTTCGCTATCGCCAAGTACTATATGATGTACAAGTTGGGCCACGAGTCCATTGGCACGACGAATATCGAGCGGATCATGCAGGAGCAAGGTGTCACCGAAGCGGAAGCGCAGCAGATCGCAAACGATCGCAAGATTGCACGGGTAGGCCTGCGTAACTTCCTTATCACTACAGGCGTTATGGCCGGTGCGGGTGGTATGCCGATGATGGGTGCGTTCGGTATGATCTACAACATGTTCGCTGACGATGACGAGGATGACTTCGAGTCGGCACTGCGCAAGTTTACCGGAGAAGGTATCTATGGCGGACTAGCCAACGAGGTGCTTGGTATCGACGTTGCAAACCGTATCTCGCTCAACAGCTTGCTGTACCGTCCACCGCTTGTTGATAAAGATCAAAGCCCTCTGTGGACATTCGCAGAGCAGATAGGCGGTCCGGTTCTAGGGATTACTCTTAGTGGCCTTCGTGGCGGCGGTGAAGTATGGCAAGGATTTGCTGACGGGGATATGCAGGGAGTTAAACGCGGTTTCGAAACAGCGGTACCTGCCGCTATCCGCAACTTCTCCAAAGGCATACGATTCTATAACGAAGGCGCAACGACACGTCGTGGTGATCCAATTACCGAAGACATAAATGCTTATAACTCTATCATGCAGGGTCTTGGGTTTGCGCCACAGTCTTACATACAACAGCTTGAGTTCAACAAGAACGCTCGTCGCCGGGAAGAAGCCGTTAGCAGTAGACGTACGAAACTCCTGCGCCTCCACAACATGGCGCAACGCAACGGGGATCGTGAAGAAGTGCAGCGCGTCCGCAGGATGATTAAGGGATACAACGAGGGTCTACCCGCAGGAGCGAAGAAGTCTCGTATCACATCGGATACACTTGCACGTTCCGCTCGTAGCTTTGAACGGACGACTGAAAAGATGAAGGGTGGTATGACGTACACCCCGTTCATGGAGGCTATCGTCAAAGAATACGACAAGGGGTTCCAAGGCTTCTAACGAAAAAAGCCCCCACGCGAAGTGGGGGCCAGTAAGTACTTTCGCAGTACCAGAGAACAACATTATGAGCAGTAATGTCGTGCCTGCACTGTTACATAGTACGCCATGCTCGTAAACCTAATTTCCCGTTTTCGATGCAGACCTGTGTCTCAAACACCCACTCCTTACGTTTGGCGAGCTTTTTGAGCTGTTCTATACCTTTTTCGGTGTTGATGCAGGGGACGAATATGGACGAAGAGACGCCCATATCCTCCCAGTTTACCGTGATCCGCAGCCCGTCAGGGTTTAGATCATCAATCTTCAGTGCTTTCTGCTCCATCTACAATCTCATCGAACCCTTCAAATTTTATCTGCAGCACGTCCTGCGCAGGCATGTTAAAGTCTGTACCCTTGGTCAGCCGTTTCTTAATCCGCTTGGCGTTCCGCTTCTCTTTGAGTTCGTCCACCAACGAGGCGTAGTTTATCTGCTGATCTGTGCACCACTCCCTAAAGGGCTTGATCCGTAGGAACAGCATCTTGGTGTCCGGCTCGTATCGTGCGACCAGTGTGTTACGTGGCGATGCCCCGATAGGTACCAGCTGATCCAATCCGTTGTCGTTCTTACCGCGCAGGTCTTCAGTGCTGTCGATCTTGAGCATGTTGTTGTAGTTCTCTGACAAGTAGTTGCCTACGGTCTCGTCTACAGATGCACCGATATCGTTTACGAAACTGTTCCGGCGAATAAGTTCTTTCACCACCCAGCGATACACTTTGCCCACATCGTACTGCACCAGCCCAAGTCTCTTGGCGATGATTAGCCCTGTGAGGATTACCGCGTTACCGTTTGACCAAAACCTATTCTCAGGCCCAAGGTTGGCAGCTTCATCCAAACGAGCCTTAGTCTTCTGCACAATAGCTTTGACCTCGTCCCGGTTCTGCATGACCCATTGTATATACTCTGGCCCAATGTGGCCGTAGTGCAGCTTCAAGTCCTCGTGCAGATCGGCTGTGGCCTTCGTATCCACCTTCATCTTTGATACTTTAATCTCGAATAGCCGCTGCATCTCCGCTTTCGGCTCTGCCTTCTCTCGGCTCAATATCTCATACGCACTGGTGTTAGCCGAACTTAATGCAAGGAGCTTCCAAGGCTTGCCTCGCGCCCGTTCTTCGTTGCCGTTAGCGGATAGCCTGTTCTTCTGGCGACCACCGGACACTTGGTACACATACTCAGACATCTCCATGCTTGATACGTTTGTCATCTCGTCGGAGATCAGCGGTAGGCTGTGCATCACTTCCCCACGGTTCATGCGAGAGTTGTGCGTGTCGGCCTTCTGCAACGACAAAAGCTCAGGATGCCCCCAGATAGACATAGCCGCAAACTGCGCAGTGGTTTTACCCACGCCTGTACCGCCAAACAAATGCACGGCCATACTGTTGAGACCCGTGACCGCCATCAGAGGAGAGCCGAAACCGATGCCCACCACGTACTGGTGCAGCTCGAACCCGTCTTGGTTGTAAAAGTCCAAGCATTCTAGGTTACGTTCTCTGTTACCTTTCGGTTCGAACGCGTCCATAAACCCTGCGGTCTTGGAAGACGGGGGATTGTACGTAATCCTACCCGCTTCAACTAGCTTTTCTCCTAGAACAAACGCATCCATGTCGTCATCGACCCAGCCGAATTGGCGGTGCGCCTCGTCAGCAACGGTGGTGCGTTGCAGTTCGTCTACCCACTTTGTTGTATATGACATCAGTTTATCTAGAGCCTTTCCCCATGCAGTTACGCCTTCTTTAGCCATGCACTTACGAAACTCCTCACGTGAAGTTATATGTGTAAGAGGCACACTGAATTGACGTACACCGTCCTTTGGTAAATGAAGGCGAAACACCAATGTCTCGCCCAGTTCAACGTCATGCAGACGCCGTGTTATGTATATGTCGTGATGGTAAATGAGTTGATCGTCAGGGTCTCCGTCATCATTGGCAGCGTGTAGCCACACACCACCCACTGCACCTCGAAAGTACGGCTTCGGGTACTCTGGTATGTCGAAGTCTTCTGACTTTTTCTTCTTGCCGGACACTGGAGCGGATACTGTTACTTCGCCCTCGCTCTGCCGAATACGCTTGCCCAGTACAATCGGCGATTTGATCTGGCCCCACAACGGACAGTCTCGGCATGTGCCTTCATTCAACTCGTCAAAACGTGCACAGGTGTACGGACCTTTGATCTCGTCCAGCTTCTTGCGCATATCTTCTTCGTTATATTCCGGGTGTTTGCTCGATATCTTTACGGCAGCGGTATCCCCATCACTGCAGAACTTGGCAATCGACAGCCCCGCTCTCCACAGGGGTTCGCTCACCTCGGCTTGCTGCGTGGCGATGAACTTCAGCTGCTCACATCCACGGCCCTCGATGGTCTTATTGATGATCGTCTTGAAAACATTCTCAGAGTTTTCGGCGTAGGCTTCGTAGAGCGCATCGGTACCCAGATCAATCTTGATAACTGGCTTCGCTATGACGCCGAGCTTGGACGTGAACTCTTCCAACACCACAGGCTCAGGCATAGACACGCCGAAGAAGTCCACGGGTAAAGGTGGATCATCCTTATAGTTGTGTGTCAGTGGTACGCGAAGGATGCGAACGACATCGGCAGTAACCGCAGGGTCAGCGAGTAACCCATTGTCTGCACAAGACTGCTTCAACATCTCAGCTGCGATGGTCCACTGCTCCGCCGAAACAGCTTCGGTAAGGGGCCAATATACATGCACCCCACGTCCACTGTTAACCATGAGCGGCTTAGGCAGAGATAGTTGTTTACAGAAAGAGCGTAACGCTTCCACTGCGAGCTGCTGTGTCGGATATTCTTTTGACGGACCGCAATCCAGATCGAGAAAAAGGGACTTCAGCTCGTGGGCGTTTGGCCCTTTACGATTTCCCGCTTCTTTGAACGTGCTCAAGGCGAAGTACGCATCGAACCCATCGGCATCATACTTGAGCGCCGCGCGTTCTACTTCCTCAATGGTATCGTAGAACTTCTGGATACGAGTGTCGTCTGTGCTACGGGCAGCGAATACGCAGTAGTGTCCTGTGCTACTAAGTACGCCCCCTAAAAAATCTAATGTGTTCATTCCTGCTGCTCCAAAAATATGTCGTGGCGGGTTCTCGAAAGGGTAACAAACCCGCCACGACTACCTATCGTTTAAACTAGGTGACTGACCCCTCAGTCGTCCCAGTCATCCACGATAGAAGCAAGATCGGCCTCGTTAGGTGAGGGAGCAGCTACCTCTTTCTTCTTGGCGACCTTCCTCGGCTCAGGGGCAGCATCGAGATCAATCTCATCCTCTGCCACTGCACCATCACGCTGGGTCTGCACCTTATCGGTTTGGGACACAGTCAGCGTAATTGCTTTGATAGCGTCTTCGCTATCTTTCATAGCCACAGCTTGCTGCAATTCTTCCTCAGTCAATGGACGGACTGGCTTGAAGAACAGTTTCGGCGTGTCACTGTTTTCGTCAAAATACATCTGTGTAAGCACAGCGATGGAGGGCGTCTTGTGCGCCTTGAGGTACTTAGCGTACGCTTGCATCCCCATCTTGCCATCCTTGGCTTCGCCGAAAATAGATGTAGCTGGCAGCTGCAGTTGATACACTGTATCGAACTCACCCTCTAACATCACAGCAACGCGCTGGTTGTAGCGGCATGCACGGCTTTCACCTTGGCCCGAACCTTTGATGTTCTGTGGGCAGTCCATGCAACGTGACGCTTGACGTGTTGCAGCAGGTACTTCAGCCGCAGGTTTTTGTGTGTCAGGCGACCAGCATGCAGGTGGGGCAGGGTTCTCAGGGTCATACGCACCTTGGTAGAAAGTACGAGACAGCTTCGCCGCGTTGATGATGACGACATTCAAGATGCCATCGCTCTTAACATTGACCTGTTCACCGCTGACCATTTGACGGAAACGACCGCCACGCAGACTGATACGGTTTGAACCGCCACCGCCGCCACCGCCAGCAAGATTGTCATCTGCTTCTTGTAGGGACTTAAACAAATCACTGCTCACGAGGGAATTTGTACCCTCAAATAGTGCCATATCTGACATATTATTCTCCGTTCTTATTCGTTGAGGTTCCCAGTTGAGCTTCTTTTGTTGCAGCAGTCAAGGCTGCTTCTACATCGGGGATACGGAACCGATAAACTTCCCCGACTTTTAGGTAGGTACTGGCAGGGATATGCCCTGAGTGTACCCATTTGCGGATGGTAGATGCGGATACTAGAAAGTAATCCGCTACCTTGTGTATGTTGACATACGGCGACTCGTCGTGTTCTGTCATTTTTTCCTCACAGAAATTGTGTACTCCGAGTCCACGTTGAGACCTGCCGGTATTAGGTCAGGGTTCTCTTCTATGAACTGGCGCACATGGGTTTGATTAAGCCGCTTCTCGAAGAACTCTGGAAGATTATGCTGCAAGATAAACTCGTGCATAGATTCCCAATCGCTCGTCCAATACCGCTGCTTAACTGTACGGTAAAACAGGCCCGAGGCAGTACGGACGCTGTCAACTTCATGTTCTTTGCAGTACGAAAGCAAAGCGAGCTTCACTTTGTCTTGCTGTTCGCGGAGTTTGCCTTCCTCTTCTTTATACTTGGCGCTTAACTCCGAACGCTTGTCACGTATCTTTGCGTACGTTTTAACCAGCTTCTCCACTGACACTGTCATGTCGTTCTCCATATTATCGTTGTGTAACTCTTATATGGTAACGTATCGTGTCTAGTCAAGTATTTCCTTGTACAAATCTATCATAGCTGAGTGTATGTTGATGCGATCATCCAGCATCTTATAGATACGCTTCTCCGCAGCGGAGCCAGCCAATTGAATTACTGTACATTTATGCTTCTGCCCCGATCGGTGTATACGGGCGTTGGCCTGTAGGTAAGTCTCCAGAGAAGAAGTCGGTCCCCACCACACGATTGTGTTGGCTGCAGTTAGGGTCACACCATGCGCAGCGGACTGCGGCTGGATAACGAGTACCTTCGGATCGGGTTCGGACTGGAACCGTGCAAATATATCTGTGCGGTTAGCTGCAGAAACATCTCCTCGTATCACCTCGGACGTAATGCCGTCAGCTCGTAGCTTACTGACTAGCATATCAATCGTGTGCCGGAACGGCACGAACACGAGAACTTTCTGGCTGCTCTCGTCGATGGTTTCTCGGAGTGCTTGGTAGCGGCTCTTGATGTCGAACTCTATGGAGTCGCCCTCGTCGGTATATACGGCACCTGCGCTGATCTGCAGTAGTTTGTTCATGTTGATCGCGGCGTTCGCCGAACTCACGGACTCACCAGCAACTTGCATCAGCATCTGCTTGCGCAGTGTTTCGTAATACTTCTTCTGCTGTGCAGTCATTTCGACGAAGCGTTTGGTGTAGACCATGTCGGGCAGATCAAGGCACTCGTCTTTGGTAAACCTAATCGCCGGTTGTAACGCTCTGAACACTGTATCCTTGGCGGTCTCTTTGGGCTTGTATGAGAACTGCGTGACTTTCCACATCACCATGTCTCTCCATGCACCAAAGAACCTCGGCACTGACAGCGGGTTGACTAACTTAGCTAGGCCGTAGGCATCGACAGGACTTTGCGCAGCGGGTGTACCCGTCATCATCCAGAGCCAATCGTCTTCCTTGACTAGCTTGTTGAGGGTCTTCCAACGCTTTGTCTGTGCGTTCTTGTAGTGAGTGGCTTCATCTACAATAAACAGGTCAAACCCACCTGCAGCGATCTCATCTTTGACCACCTCGACGCCATCGTAGTTGATGATAACGAACTCAGCGCCACTGTTGATAATCTTCTTACGCTTCTCTTTGCTACCGTGGGCCACGTCTACCGTGCGGTGCATAGCGAAAGAGAACAGGTCATTGCGCCACGCGCTGTCCATGATCGACAGGGGGCAGATAACCAACACACGTCTAACCTTGCCTTGGGTCATCAGGTAGTCTGCTGCCCATATGGCCGATGCAGTTTTCCCTGTGCCCTGCTCGTTAAAGCAGAAGGACTTCTTGTTCAGCGTCATAAAAGACGCGGTGTCTTTCTGGTGATCGAACGGCTTGTACTGGCCCGGCCAGCTGTACCGCTTTGTAATCGGCGATGGTGCATTTATGTTTAACGAACGCAGAGATAGAACTTCGTCCAACCCCCACTTCACGACAACCTTATTCATAGGTAGCTCCTTGCTATTGGGGATAGCTGTTGTGATTTGCTTCGGGTTACGGACCCGCAGCATTATTGCTTTATCCCGCAAAATTTCCATGTTGTTCTCCGTGGTAGTGAGTCACTACCGTTTTTTCTTGGGGCTGCTCATAGCACCGCCCTCTGCTCGATTCTTCTTACGGCTCTGTACGGTTACTCCGTTCTTATTGCTGCCGCCTTTACTCAACGCCTTCTTGTGGGCGATATCCTTGCCTTCACGCTTGTCGGCTGTGCCATTCTTGTTGGCATCCTTGCCGGTCTTATCCATCTTGCGCCGTGCACGTTGCCGCTCCATGCGAGCCTCGTGCTCCCCCCGTGCCTTCTGCTGCTGGTACTCTTTCTTGTACGGGCGAGGTTTATTTACATATGGCATCAGTTTGCTCCGTTATGGGGGCACTCAACTACTTGGCAGTGCCGTTTACACAGGCCAGAGGGCTTGGGGTTCCAAACATCTACCTCAAAGGCCTTCTCCATCTTAGCATAGTTTGCCAACCATTTGCTCCAAAGAAGTTGCTGTAAGTCTATTTCATATTCAGCCTTCACAAGGCTCTTAGCAATTACAAACAGCAGACCTGCATTGAGCTTGGTAACTTCGGGATAGTGCTTGAAGATCGTCAACGCCATCAACTCCAGCTGGCCTTTGTCAGCATACTTCGCCGATTTGCCTGTCTTGTAGTCGATGATCCAACCTACACCTGTATCCTTGTCGATGATCGCAAGGTCAACGATCCCACGGAACCACACATCTTTTGCAAAGAAACTGCAGGGTTCTAGGTCAGCGGTCAGGCCCAGCTTCTGCTCAACGATCTTCTCGCCCGGCTTGCGGATCAGGGAATCCAGTGTCGGCTTGATGAAGTCGAACTTCGCAGGGATAGGAGTACCTTCACCCACGTAGTCCTCACATGCCTTGTGGAACTCAGTCCCGTAGCGCATGGCCTCAGTTTCTCTGAACGGATACTGCTTCAGCACCTTCTCGTG